CATCTCGGCTCGCGACGAAATTTTGGGGGGTCTTCTATATGAGGCCTGGTGCCGCGCCTACCGTCGCTCCCCCCTGGACATCGAACCGTTTGACCCCGTGCTTTACGCCGAGTGCATCAACCTCAACGAGTTCGCCCAGCTCTCCTCAAAAACTCAGGCCACCATCATGGCCAATGCAAACAGGAGTGACCCCGACTGGCGCTGGTCCGCCGTTCGCATCTTTGCCAAGACTCAGCACAAAGTTAACGAGGGCTCTCTCTTTGGCTCCTGGAAGGCCTGCCAGACTCTTGCTCTAATGCACGACGCCGTCGTGCTCCTCCTTGGGCCTGTAAAGAAGTATCAGCGCGTTTTCGACCAGCGCGATCGTCCCTCTCACTTGTACGTCCACGCCGGTCACACCCCGTTTGAGATGGCCGAGTGGTGCCAGCAGCACCTGACCCCCGCCATCAAGCTCGCCAACGACTACACGGCCTTCGACCAGTCTCAGCACGGCGAAGCTGTTGTCTTCGAGCGTTTCAAGATGTCCCGGCTGTCGATCCCTCAAGAGCTCATAGATCTGCACGTCTACCTGAAGACTAACGTCTCGACGCAGTTCGGCCCATTAACCTGCATGCGGCTCACCGGTGAACCTGGCACATACGACGACAACACTGACTACAACATTGCTGTGCTGCATCTCGAGTACGCCGTTGGTTCCACCCCTCTCATGGTCTCCGGCGATGACTCGCTTCTCGACAGCGAGCCTCCCGTTCGAGACCAGTGGGCCGCCGTTGAGCCGATGCTCGCTCTTACCTTCAAGAAAGAACGCGGTCGCTACGCCACCTTTTGCGGCTACTATGTCGGCTTCACAGGCGCTGTGCGGTCTCCACCCGCCCTCTTTGCCAAGCTCATGATCGCCGTGGACGACGAGTCGATCGACGACAAGCTCATCGCCTACCTCACCGAGTTCACGGTGGGCCATTCTCTTGGCGACGCCTTCTGGACCATCCTCCCCGTCGAGACCGTCCCTTACCAGAGCGCGTGTTTCGACTTCTTCTGCCGACGCGCCCCAGCGCAAGCCAAAGTCATGCTAAGGCTTGGTGAGGCTCCCGAGTCTCTCCTGTCCATGGCTTTCCAAGGCTTGAAATGGGCGTCCCACTCCGTCTACGCCCTCATGAACTCGAGTCACCGTCGCCAGCTCCTCCACAGCTCTCGCCGTCCTCGCTCTCTCCC